CTTTATCATCACTGAGGCTCGGAGGAAAAATGCGGTGTCTCAGGTTTCTCACCTTTGGCACAATACCATCATATGACGGAAAAACAGTTGAAATGTCTCACAAAGGTCTCATCTCGATTTCAACCAATGGACAAATCTCAGCGAATGCAATTAGCGCTTCACGTTTTGTTCGATAATACTGGGCTTTTGATAAAAACAGCTTGTCCATTATTTGCTTGTCACTATATCGTTTGGTTAAGTAACAGCTTGTTAGTATAAGCCGATGATTCTCTGATTCTAGAGATTCAATGGCACCTTCACAGCACGCTATATAGTATAGCTCGTCAGCGTGCGATACGAGCTTTTCCTCGGATTTGTTTCCATAGCTAGGTGACTTGGGCATGCCGTCCATCACGGGGCTTCTGAGCGCTATTTTGGTGCGTTGAGCGAGCCGCTTGTGATGCCAGTAGTTCCCCAAGACCTCTTTGGCGTTTTCAATTGTTTTGTCATGATCAATTGGGCTGAAATATCTCGTTGCTCGCACCGCTGCGTCCACTCCTTATGGTATGATTTGTTTGGGTTTGTAGGATAAGCGTGCCTTCGTGGTGCGCTTTTTTGATGCCTTAAACGTGCGTTCAACATGTGCGTTTGCTATACTGTCATTGGAGGCCAACTCCTAATCTTTGATTCCATTCACTCTCAATCGTACGTTTGGCCTCCGGCGCGTCCTTCATCAGACGCGCTTTTTGTTTCCCTGAAAAGCGGCAGACCATTGTTTAATCGTGGTAGCGGCCGCCTTAAAGACTGGATAAAGTGCTTTTACGAATCCGTCCATGCTGTGCTCATGTTTCCTACGCTCATACCTAATACGTGCTCGCATTACCGCTCGATGCCGATCATTCATTTTCTTCATCTCCTTTTCCAGTTAGCCCACATCCACATTGCAGCGCCTGAGATTAGCAGCATTACGGCAATCATTGCTTTCCCTCCAATAGCTGTTTGTCTTCAAAGATGTTGCCAATGTGACGTACTCCTAATCAAATTTGATTGCTGGCATGTTCAGGTGCTCAATCAAGCCAAGGCGTTCCAACCGCTCATAGTTGAGACGCTCGCAGTATAAATCTGCTTCGTACTGAGACCTGAATTCCTTGATTTTGGTTTCACCATTGCGGCCCACAATCTTGAATTTCATTTTTTTATCCGTCCTATCCAGTTGGCTCATTTCTCCGCCTCCAATTTCACGATTTCGCCGGTTTCCTCTACTTTCCAAGCACCTAGCACCCATGCAAGGGCGAAGGTGTCCTCATGTTCAAACGTCATCCATGGAGATAAAGAAACTACTGCGGCGTAGCTCATCGCTCCGGATAGAGAGAATTTTTTGTGTTTGAGTTTTACAATCACATCGCCTACCGCTTTCGGAATAACCGGCAGATCATCTGGCAAGGCGGCATCATATTCAGCCATGAATAAATCTGCATCTTGGTGTCCAAGTCCAACATTATTGTCACTGCTCGCCTGTGCATCAGCCAGTGCGTCAACAGCATTTACCAACACGTCCCGCTTCGTCTCATTGCTCATCGTCAGTCACCTCCAACTGTTCCTTGTTGTAATCGATGATGCGTTGATAGCCATCATGTGCTTGCCACGCGCAATCATACAGGCCACACAGATCAAGTTTGTTGATCGCATTGTTCGCGGCATCGATGGCCTTTTGCGCAGCGTCTATGTCGGCTTTATTCGTCATCGTCATTCACCTCTTTGTTATCTTCGTAACCATACATTAGCGCTACCGCAATCTGCATCTGTCGAGTTCCACTAATGCCGGGCTTGTCACGCCAGTCTCGGAATTTTTGCGTAGTTGGCAGCCACTCACCGCCTAGCTCAAATTCCTTAGCGATCTGGTCCTCGTTGTTTGCAAGGACCGCGTCAAACGCGCCTTGGAACGTTAGCCCATCCTCGGCCCATCGTTCGACCCACTTAAGGCGCTCAATGACGCACTCCGGAAAATGCTGTGCTGGTGGTACACACTTGCCATCATCACTTACTGACCAACCATATACCCCTTTAAATGATTCTCTCCATTCACTCATCGTCAGTCACCTCATGGTCATGAATTAATGGTGAAAATGCCATGGCACCATAATCTATTCCGCCGTAATGATAAATAGTAGGCTTGAGTTTCCCAGATTCGCCTAACGTAAGCATGATCTTCGGCTTCATAGCCTTTACAATACGACTGCGATCTTTTTCAGTGATAGGAACGTCTGGATTGTTAACAAACCTGATGAAGCCATCATGCTCATTCACCATCCACAGACGTTCGATATAATCTGTGTTTACATAGTCACCGCTGTCTAGCTTAATCAGCATCGTCAGTCACCTCTTCAGTTTCAGCAATAAATGCATGTACAGGCAATCGCAATTCATGACCGTCCTTAATAAGGTATATTTTCTCTTCGCTCATTTTTCGTCCTCTTTTCGGTATACATAGTTATTAATATGAGCGGCCAATTGTCCCAGTGGGATATCGCATTTATTTACTGGCACAAGCTTGTAGTCCACACCTTCATACATGACGCCTACGACCTTGCCAGTCTCTTTGCTGATGTAGATGTCATCGAACGTGTTGTCTCCAGTTTTCATTGCTCGGCCTCCTCACACACTTTTTACGAAGAACCTGTGTACATATCGTTTGAACTCTTCCCGCTTCTCCTCGGGCATTCCATTTCTTTCTGCTCTTTGAAGCTTTCCGCGTTTGCGAAGCTTGTAGACCTCGACGCGTATTGAATTGTATTGCCTGTTTAGAATTTCTTGAAGTTCTTTATAGTTCGTAACGACCCCGTATCGGTCAAACTTGATAATGTCCAACAAAAGCGATTCTTCTTCAGATGACCATGATCTTGCCAAAGGACGTCCATGCTTTCTCCAAAAATGCGCAATGCTGAATTTTGTTCTTCCTGTTATCCTTGCTATTTCTTCAAATGAGTAGTGATCTGCTACCAAACTGGCAATCATTTTTTTCTCTTTTTCCGAGTAAAAACTGCGATACTTGTCTTGCTGATTATTTCTGTCATACTTCGGCATCTTTCCTTCGCGCCTTAGCTTATTTGCAACATGTTTCACGCCAGACACCGTTCTGCCAAACATTTCCGCTAACTCGTCAAAGTTAAGAACAGCATTTGTATCCGCTGCCAGTATTGCTTCATCGTTAAATCGTTCAAGCTCTTCTTTTGTCCAATGCTTATTTATCCTGCCTGTTGTCATCGTTAGCACCTCACAGCGCGGCCATTAATTGACCAATCTTAGCATCAGCTGATGTCTCTGTGTCTTTGAGCAAGTGAATGTATACCTTTTGCGTTGTCAGTGAACTGGAATGCCCTAAGCGTTTTGCGACAGCTTGTAAGTTGATACCCTTGCCAATCAGTAACGATGCATGTGTATGACGCAATCCATGTGCAGAGATAACGGGAACGCCTGAATTCTCACAATGACGTTTCAAGATGTCATTAATGGTCTCGTTGTATATACGCTTCCCGTCTGGTACGAAGATCGGCTTATCTTTCGGCAAACTCTGAATCAGCATTGCAAACTTTGCTGCAGTTTTGTAATCAAGTGCAATCGTTCGCACAGATGATTTATTTTTTGTAGGGGCAAACTTACCTGTTGCGCTTTTGTAATCCCAAGTTTTGTTAATCCTTAGTGTCAAAGAGTCTAAATCGAAGTCTGCCGGTGTTAGCCCAAGAGCCTCTGCAAATCGCAATCCCGTCTTGGCAAGCAGCAAAATCATGTAATCGTAATCCAGCTCTTTTCCCAAATTGAGATCTTGGAGAAGTTTCTCTAATTCTTCTGGCTGCAAAAACTTAATCTTGTGTTCTCTGTGTCTAGTGCCGCCAATAACTGCACGCAAGGTTGGATCTCGCTTGATCAGTCCTTCGTCTAGAATGTCCTGAATCACGCATTTTAACTGGTGATGAAAGTCCATGCATGTTTGATGCTCATGCGTCTCTGCATACTGGCTAAGAATCTGCTGATAGCTTCTGCGGGTAAGCTGTGTCACCTTTAGTTGTGGTGCCAACAATTTGAGCATTCGCTCGGTGTTCTCCCACTTGCGATAGGTCACTGGCGTCACATAATTTTGCTTGTATGTCTCAATCCACTTTTTGAAATAGGTCTGAAATAACTGTTCATTTCTCTTCAATTTTATCCTCCTTTCCCGCTGCTAATTTCTGAATGGCTTCGTTGTATCTTGCGGGTATCTCTGTTGATTCAATGTGATTTTGTTCAGGCTCTAGCCATTGTCGAATATCAAATTCTTGTTCAACGTCTTTGCTATGCGGCATCACATTCACTGTGCTGAAATGCAAATAGTCGTCTTCATCGTTTTGAATGAAATATACTTGTCTAGCAGCACGTGTCAGACTGTCACCATGAACAATTGTTGCGTTCATGCCGCGAATGGCGCAGTTGAATATTAGAAACGGCAACGTACTATCGCCAAGCTCTTCCAGATGGTAAAAATACATGCTTGGCCGGTAGTCCCACGGCTTGTGCTTCAAGCGGTCCTGTTGCCATCGTTGAATCATCATTGAGCCAGTCCCAGCGGCAACCTCGTAGTACTCGCTACTGTCATTCGATCCAATGAGCATGTTCACGAGCTTGCTGATGCTTTCAGGGGTGAAATCTTGTTTCTTGTCTTTGCGATCAGCTTGAACACTCATGAAATATTCTGAGAACCAGTCATGTGATACGTCTGTGCTGACATCTAGAAATTGCTTAAAAAGCTCGTTACGCTTTTGCTGATCCATGACAATCTTCATCAATGCTGATGGCGCCTGCTGTGCCTCACGAACGCCTAACAGTTTGTGAACGACATCTGCTGTGAATTTGGTCGTCATTTGTTTACCTCTCATTTCGCGCTGACTGACTTCACAGCCTGATCGGAATAGTCCTTGATGCTCTGTGCGTCTTTGATGGCCTGTGATAAGCCATCGTTTGCCTGTTTGACGGCTTCTAACTGTGATGTAAGGTCATTGATGGCCTTCTGCTTAGCATCGACCTCAGGCTGCTGCTGGCGTGGTTCAGGCTGATATACAGAAACATCTAGGCCTCTGACAGGAACTAACCACTTCATTTCAACCTCTACAGGGTCATTCGCCTCAGCTTTGAAGTGGATCTTTTCAACCTGTCCAACCTCAATGCCATTCACAAAAACTTTGCCGTTTTGAATTCGTAGGCTATTCATCATGATTTTTTCTCCTTAATCGATCTCTTCTGCTTCAATCTCAACACGTGGTTGATCGCTGTACCATTTGCCAACATGGATTTCGACTATTTGGTTGTCGTCTTCCCATAAAATACCGGTAAGCGCATCTGATACAGACTTGTAGTAGTTGTCTACATCCGGCTTAACTGTTGGCCTAACTTTGCCTTCTTTTTTCTGCCTTATTAAGGCTTTGCTGCCAGACTTTTGGAGCGGACGGTATATTTCCATTGCAACCCTTATTGGGCCGCTTAGAGGCTCAATATTTAGTTCTAAAGCCACGTTCTTAACGTGCTGCTTATAGTTTCTTGATTTATTCGGGTCGTAAGCATGACCCATTCGCGTGAACCTCGGCCGGCCTTGTGGCACTGGGTTGCCAGGTATCGTTAGCCTTATCACGCTGGCTTCACGTCCTTGTGCTCAATCATGCTTTTGCCTCCTCAAAATTTTTGTTCTGGTAAACTCACGTTTAGCTTTTGCAAGTATCCTCGCCAAATGTCGTATGTGTTTTGACAATAAGCTCGCGTTACTGGATCAGTTTCTTTTGTCGGTAAATATGCACTAGTTTCCCCATAATATTCTGACTCAGCCGTCTCTAACGCATTGACTAATGTCACGTATGCCCATTGGCACCAAAACTTCTTCATACCAGTATCGGCTTGTTGCGCCTTTTTTAGATATTCCGCGGCTTCATCAAGCTGCAGAATAACGAACAGCGAGTATTGATAATGTCCCTCCTGCATGTACTCATTGAACTCTTTAAGTGTCATAGTTGGATAAGCCATTTCAATACGCCACCTTGAACTGCAACTTTGGTGCGAAAAAACGAAAATCAATGCTGCCAAGTGCTCCTTCACGATTTTTTGCAATTGTTAAAGTCACAGTACGGATATCTGATTTTTCGTTCTGCCGATCACTGTTCCAAAGGAATCCAACCGCATTGCTATCTTGTTCAATTGATCCCGACTCTCGTAAATCTGATAGTACCGGTTGCTTGTCCTGACGATTCTCAATACCTCGTGATAATTGACTAAGCAAAACAATCGGGATACCAAGCTCGTTGGTCAGCACTTTGAATTGACGGGTGATCTCTTCGATTTGCAGACGGCGATCGGATTGGCTACGAACACCAATCAGCCCAAGATAATCAACAATCGCAAGGTATCCTTTATCTGCATCAGCGGCTCGCTGCCGCATTGTTTTGACGATCTGCGGTAATTCCACCTGCTTGTCGTAAAGCTGCAAGTGATAGTCTTTAAGGACGTTTCCCGCCTTTTCAACCTCAACCTTCTCAGCATCGCTTAGACTTTTCTGTGGGTTGATGAATTTACCAGCACTGATGCCAGTCTTGCAGGCCAACAAGCGGTTGTAGTTTTCTGCATTTGACATTTCAAGCGAAAACATATCAACTGTCAATTCCGGTTGCTGTTTCAAAGCCTCAATGATGAGATTGACCGCGAATGCTGATTTACCGACACCAGGGCGCGCACCAATCGTCAACAAACGTCCCGGCATCAAGCCACCACCAAGAATATTGTTAAGAGTGAAGTACGTTTTAATCCCATTGTCAGTAGCACCGTGGATCATTTTGTCCTCCATGTCCGCTGCCAAATCTGCAATGCTACTTTCAGTTACCGTCTGGCTTGCTGCAGTCGCATTCTGTGAAGCCTCCATCATTGCTGTCAGGTTGTCCTCACTTGGTTCTTCCGAGTACGCTTGTGCTGCTTTAATGAGCTGACTACGGAAATAGTCCCGCTTTAGCTTGCCAACCCACCAGTCAAAACGTGAGGTGCCAAAATCACTGGTCATAATGTATTGCCAATCTGCTGCTGACATCACGCCTGGATGAGCTGTTGCAAAACCATCCTGCAATTCCAGCGTATCTACGTCACCTGGCAACTTGTTCATGTAGGCAACTACTGCAGCGTATTGCTGGCTGTTAAACCATTTAGGATCAATCCATTCAGACTTGATGAGTTCCGGCTTCGTATATAGTCCATACATGACATGTGGTTCAGGATTGCTAGGGTCATAAAGTTTTTTTGTCAAGCTTGTTGCCTCCGTTCATCGTATTCAGCAATGTAACGTTTAGCATCTTCTGGATCGATCGGAATACCCTGCGCTTTGATTTCTTCAAGCACGCGATCTAGGCTGTTGTAATCAAGGTACATAGCGATGGCTGTTTGTTGCGGGTCAAACTTCGGCTTTCGAGCTTCCTGCTCATCTCGTTCTTCCTTTACGATCTCAAGGTAATCGTTCCATGACTCTTGGTTGAAGAAAGTACTACCGTCTTTGACAAACCGCTTCTCTGTGCCTTTGCTATTGATTAGCTGTCGATAAGCCACAATGCCGTCCTGAATTTGTCTGTTGGTAGCAGGGTTCTTCTTTCTACTCATTACCCGTTTGTAAGCAGCTAGTGCCGGTTTCTTGCCGATCTTTTTTGGATACAGTTTCCAAAGCTTTTCAAAGTCACTCTCTAACGTGCTGGATGCACGTATGTTTTTAGTATTAATACTTGTATTATTATCTGGTTCATTTTTGACCCCACCCCCAGCGCGATTTTGACCCCACCTCGGATCATTTTTGACCTCAGGGGTAATGCTGATAAATCGCTTCTCTACCTCGGTAGTTCCTTCCTTATATTTAACAATTCGTTTAATGAAACCGAGTTCTTCAAGAGCTTGCAATCGTCTTTTTATGGTGCTGATGCTGACTGAATACAGCCTAGAAAAATAATCATTTGAGGCCCAGCAATACCCGTTCTTATTACTGAGAGCAGTTATTTCACCATAGAGAAGCTTAGCCCCATCAGACAGCTTTTCGTTATAACGAACATCTGATGAGATGATTGCGTAGTAACCTGGTTTCTCATTCATGATCGTCACCGCCTTCATGGAAGCATTGATCAGCAATTTTTTGGCGAACATCCATTAAGTCTGCTTCGAATTTGATCATGTCGAGTGATGTTTGACCCAAGATATCCATATACCTAGCAAAGTTATCTTTCAGGAACAAGCGGTTTTGAATCTTCTCACCATCGGTCATGTGAGGATCATCATCCCTGAATAGATCGCACTTGGTTTCTGCCCATCCCCTCAAATAATCCAAAAGGTACTGATTAGTTCTTACTTTGTATGCAAGTGATTCAAGACGATCAAGTTGCTTGCCAATTTCTCTGGCCATTGTTTTACCTCATTTCTTTCTGTGGTATAATGAGGTCACTCATTTGATACCACGTTTCTTTGGCCGTTAAGCGTTGCCCCGCTTAGCGGCTTTTTGTTTTGTCAATTATTTCGTTGATTAAACTGATGGCAGTTTGCAAGCCGTCTTCTCGTCCCATGGCATAAGCTCGTGTCTGATCTGTTCCTTGACGATAATTATGACCAGCCAAACGTGAGCTCTCAGCCTGGGTAGACAAGTAGGAGATAAGTGGACCTAGCTGAGCTATAGCTGCTTCATTCAATCCAATACCTCCAATTTCCGCTGTGGCCTAAGCAGTGACCAATGATCACGCCGAAGGCACCACCAATTAGTAAATATTCAATCATTATTTGCCCTTCTCTCTAAGTGACCTTGAAATCTCTGGGAACCATTTGTCGATGAATGTTCTCCACGGGCCGGCGTGAAACATATATCCCTTTTGGCCAGGCGGTGGATAATGAACGATTCTGTCCTCTAACACTTTTCGAAAGCGAGGCACATCGAGGATGTTATTAACGACCCATGTGTTGTTATGTCCTTTGATTAGACTAGCGGCCGTTGTTAGGTCCCAATATTCCATTCCTTCAAGCTTGCGTTTTAACTCTTGGTTCTCCTTGATCATCTTTGCTAGTTCTTCTTCATCGACCGCTAAATACTTTTTGCTTGAAATCTGATCATCTTCAACAACCTGCAACAACGGCATGGCATTTCCTCCTTTCCTGTGATCGCCTCCTGACGGATAATGAAACTTAAAGGAGGTGAATAATATGGAACTTGATAAAGTACAACAGCTTCAATACGCGGTTGCTTGTTTTAAAGAGTTTTCTCACGCTAAGTCACAGCTTTCACTGATTTGGAAAACTGATCACGGTTTTGCAACCTTTGACTCGTACCAGGTTGGAAACCGCAACAGTCCAATCCTTACACGTAAGCCTGTGTTTGAAGCGTTTTCGGAATCGGTATCGGACCCTAGTAATAGTATTGATATGTTTGCTGTTACGCGCCATTTACTGTATAACGAGTTCAATTTCAGTCTCGTCAGCAACCTATTCCTTCTTGAGGACCCCAGTATTCTTTTGAACCAGCTTCTCGATACTATTGATGACAGTCAGCTTTCAGGTAAAAAAGGAACAGATAGTACAAAAGTTTGGAATGTCAGTTTCCTAGAAAGCAACGTGACTCTTCCATTCTTGGACTTTTCCTTCTTAGGCGATGTTGAACCAGCTAGCTTAGTTTTAAAAAGTTCGACTGATACCGAATAAGGTTGTATGCATATTGAAGGCTTGCGTATGCTTGGTCATACGTAAAGTCTTCTTTTTTCATAACTTCGACAATCTGGGCTCCAACTTTTTGGATATTTTCGCCTAACATTGCAGGCTTGTTTTCCCGTTTAAATTCCTTTAAATAGTATTCACGAGCGCTTTCGTTTTCTTTATCCATTTAGATAGCCTCCTTTTGTAGAAACTTGTTGATAAAATACTGCTGGCCTTTTCCGGTTACCTTGGTCGTCTTGGTGATTCGCACGCTGCCATCTGGGTTCTGGAATGTGCGTTCCTTGATATCGAACAGCTCCAAGTCCATCGCACGTTGCGTTGGCATGTTTCGCCGGTCACCATTGCCAATCAGATAGCCGTGATCTCGCAGCCAACCGAACAGCCTATTCTGGCCAATATCCACACCGTTCTGGCGTATGAGCTTGGCTAAGTCACCGATGAGAATGCTCGTGTGACTTGTGGCTACCGCGTCTGCAAACAATGCTTTAGGCTTCATTGTTTCGTTATCAGCCGTAAGTACCGCTGTTTTGGCTTGTTCGTCCTTTAGCTGCGTTGCCAGATTGATAATGAAGTCTGGATTATAGATGGCCTTCTCAATCGTTTCAGGCGTCATGTACGCACCGTGCTTGCGGATTGATGGGAGGACTTCATGCGTTACCCAACGGTTAAAACGTTTGGCCGCTGGTTTTCGACTAGCACCAATCAGTTTGTATAGCCCCGGTTCGCTGATGAAATTGGTCTCGCCTGATAAGCCCCCTAAGTTAAACTTAGTCACCTCATCGCCGTCTAATGATTTCAACGCTACCGTTGTGTTTGTTAGTTTCAGCGCATTCGTAACATCCGGTGCTGAAAACCAGATAATGCCGTTGGTGCTGACAGTCCGAATTTGGTTATCTTCGAACTGAAATAGTTGTAGTTCGTTCATACCGTCATCCCCTTTGTAAGCAAATCTTTTTTGCCAACTACAAATGTTTCGTAGTCCTTGGGCAAAAAAATAATCGAATCAAATGGTTGTCTAACTAGCTTTGCAAACTCAAAAGCTTTATCTGTTCGCAAAACTTTTCGATACTTCTCATAGTCAGCATAGGTTTTTGTGCTCATTCCCAGTGCTTCCGCTACTTCTTTCTGCGAAAAATGCAGATTGCTTCGTGCTCCTTCAAGCGTCAAAGCTGGTTCAATTTCTGTCATTTGCGTTCCTCCTTTCAACAACAATAAAGATACTACGAATGGTTAGTAGTTGCAATAACTTTTTGCAAATAAATTGTACTTAGGTATGTACTTTTCTACGTAATGGGTGTACATTATAGCCAGCATAAATAGGAAATGAGGAAACAAAATGAATACTGGAGACACCATAAAAAAACTAAGAAAAAGCCGCCGGATGACGCAATCTGATTTGGCTAAAAGATTGGGAGTTGCTCCGACCACTGTGTCTTCTTGGGAACGTGGAGCTGCTTATCCATTAATGACTACTGCTAAATCCATAGCAGATATCTTCGGTGTTCCTGTTTCTGTGATTGCTGGAGAAAAAGAGACCTCAAATATTGCTCCATCTATGCCTATACACTCCTACAAATACTTAGACGCAGGGGTTTCATGTGGTGCCCCTGAATTGGTTGAAGCTTATACGAAAGACAACTTGGGAGAAATCCAATTATCAGATGCCATAATGGGACGCTACGCTGGCGATGATGACATTCTTATCATTCATGCCAACGGCGAATCAATGAACAGAGTTTTTCCTGATGGCGCGCTTCTCGCAGTAAAGCGGACAGATGATCTAAGCAATGGAGACATTGTCGTCTTCTCAATTGACAATGAAGATTTTTCTTGCAAACGTTACTATAGAAACGATGAAGCTAAAGTAGTCTCTTTTCAGCCTGACAGTGATGATCCTCGTTTTGAACCATACGTTTATCGTTATGAAGATGCAGACAATGTCGCTATATTTGGCAAAGTAGTCGTGTACACGGTAGTTCTATAAAAGCTTACGTCCAAACCCTGATCGACGTTAAAAGCTGGGAAAAAATTATATTACTCTGGAGATGTTAAAATGTTCGGTTTAATTGTTATGGCTGTCATTGTATGGGTTGGATGGAGCATTTACCAAGCACACAAGCACAAAGAATGGGTTCAAGAGCAAACAAATAAAGCAATGGAAATAGAAAGTCGTCGTGGAGATGACATAACACATCGAATTGGCCTATCTGTCGCTAATGAAGATCTTCCAAAAATTGGCTACAATCAAGAATTTGATGGGCTTATTTTTATTTTTTCAGTTAGAGACGGGACTGTCCATTTTTCGTATGAACAGTCTCCTGCCTTACATTTGAAGACAGTTGAATTTCAGGCTCATTATTCTCAGCAAACAAATGGAACAGTATCTGGGCGTTCAGGATCAGCCGCGGTTGGTGGCCTTCTTTTTGGCAACGTAGGTGCTTCAATGGGATCTGCACGGAAACGTAAGGTCAATACAACCACTAAGAATGTTGAGGAGTCTTCGCAAGCACTTTTAACTTTCGTAAGAGCTAATGGTGGTATTCCGTTCACAATTCAATGTACTTTGATAACGGCTGATTATGATTCTCTAGTTAAAGATTTCGTTTGGAAAGCTCCAATTAAAGAAAGCCTAGTATCAAAATCAGACATAGATGCTTTATCGCAGTTGGGAAAACTCCATGAGTCTGGAATTTTGACTGATGAAGAATTTGCATCAAAGAAATCTCAGATTCTTGCAAAGTAGTTTTCCTCCACTATCAGACATCATTGTGTATACCAAAGTACAATGACTGTATATTCACTTTGTCCGGTGGAGGCCGTATAAATGGCAACAAAAAAAGTTAATAAAGTACTGATTACTTTGCATAAATACTACACGGTTTTGTTTGCAATCTTAGCATTACTGTCCGTTGGTCTAATCGTGCTTGATTACATGGGAAGGATAAGCATTGATAAGTCCCCTTATACTGAAATTGACAATGGCATTCTAGTTATATTTGCAATTGATTATTTTAGCAGAATGCTACATGCAGACAGTAAATGGGACTTCTTCAAGCACAATCTAATCGATCTTTTAGCCATAATTCCATTCAACTATGCCTTTTCTTTTTTCCGTTTTGGTCGAATTTTTAGGCTGGCTAGGCTTACTCGTCTGATGAGGTTAACTAGGCTTGCAAGACTAGCGGGGATCGTTGGCATTTTAACCAAACATGCCGAAAGAATTCTCAAGCGTACAGGCCTAATTTATTACGTTTGGCTATCTGCCGCCTTAATTCTAATTGGAGCAAGTGCTTACTCTGTTACAGAAAGCGTTGGATATGGTGATTCTCTCTGGTGGGCAATTGTAACAGCTACAACTGTTGGCTATGGAGACATTTCTCCGCATACAGTACTTGGAAGAATCGCGGCCGTAATTCTTATGTTTAACGGAATAGGATTAATTAGCGCTTTGACTAGCGCAGTCACAACATATTTATCTGGCACCAACTCAGACAGCTCACAATCGCCGACTGACGAGATTAAAAAGCTTTATGACCTAAAACAGATTGGTGCCATTACTCAATCTGAATATGATGCTAAGAAGAAGCAACTTCTGGGACTATAGTTCCTTCCCCCACGCAAGCGGCGTCCCCGTGCAAGCCGGAGAGTGGGGCTTGTACCACATACCAAATAAAGGATATGAGTCATCATGCTAAAAAAGATAGTTGCCATCTTACTCATTGTTTTGTTGGCTGGCGCCACAACCGCTTGCGCTAGTGACCAAGACGATGATCAAAATGTCGAGCAGTTTAACTGAGCGTTGGCGGGATACAAAAGCTTGGTATTTAAGATAGGAGACAGCAAAATGGATCGGCCAATAATTAATGCCATCTACTTCACGGAGAAAGACAAATCCAAACCGATGATGGTGCTCCCGTTAGATAGCACTAAACTTCACATCGATATTCACGTTCAAGTCATTAATTTCACTTTAGATAAGCATACGTTAACTTTGTCCGTAAGCGATCAGAACGGAAACGTTATGCTCGAAGCTAGCCAGCAACCCATGGACGCCTCTTCATTGAAGGCAAGAGGAACATATGGCATTGTTGATGCAACTCTTTTCGTTGTATTTGACAAATTAGAGCTTAAGGGAGTGAATCGGCTAAGGTTTGATATATCCTTCGATAATGATGCTAAGGCTACTGCATATCTGTTTGTTTCACGAGGTGACAAGAATGATTGATGCCGGGATTAGCAAAGTTATCTTTAGAACTGATACAGAGATAAAACGATCCTCTTCTATAAGGGCATTCATCAAGGGATATAGGATTACTACGGCAACGGGTAAAAGCAAAACAGAGTATAATAAAACCAAGGAGGCGGATAACATGACAAATGAAAATACCGTGACTCAAGATCAATTAAAGTTTGCAGAGCAAGACGCTGATCACAAGCTTGATATTATCAACATAAAGATTGACGCACTAACAAAATCGGTTAATGCAATTTCAATCAAAGCTGACGGACTCGATGAACTAAAAACTACTACTGCTGTTTTATCTGAAAAAGAGTCGACAACACGGGCTTTGGCATGGGCCATTGTTGTTGCCATTGTTGGAGGCCTCATTAAGCTGATTCTTTTTTAGTCAAGGCAAGGTTCATTTCAGGCTCACAGCAACGTGGGCTTTTGTTTTCTCTAACTTATTTTTTCACAACTCATTCTCCTTATAGGAGGTATCATCTATGAAAACAATTACAGTAATCTCTTATAAGTTTGGCGAAAAAAGCTGGAAAAACTTCGAAGGAGAACCTATCAAAAAATATGAGCACTCAGTTCTCCTAGACATTTCAAACACCGAAGTCTTCAGTGATAAAGAAAAAGCAGAACTAAATTACAAGATCGTTGTCCCCTTTTCTAGAATTAAAGAGAAACGATTCATCAAAGATATTCCACTCAGTAACGTAAACGAGGCGCTTAACAAGAAAAAAGCAAGTAGGAGAAAGTAACGACAAAAAGCGCCTACCCAAGCGAATGGGTAGACGCCTAACAGAACGTGACTGCATGGTTAGGTGCAATAGCACCCGTCTGTATTGTAGCACAAGGAGGTGTAAATGTGGCCAGTATTAGTAAGCGTGGCAAAAAATGGCAATATCGTGTCTCTTACAAGGATAATGATGGAACACGCAAGTATGTCAACAAGGGTGGCTTCCCCTCAAAAAAGGCTGCTGATATAGCGGCAATCGAAGTCGAACGTCAGCATAATCGCGGTGCAAATTTGGATCTTAACAAGATAACGTTAATCGACTACTGGGACAAATGGATTGAGCTGTACAAATCTGGTAAGCATTCTCGTATCACCGAAGCCCGGTATAAAACAATTCGTAAACAGTTATTAGCCTACTGGGGCGAAAGCCGTGAACTAAAATCAATTTCAAAATCAGACTGGCAGGCATTTATCAATGAGTTTGGCAAAAAAAGGGCTAAAGATACAGTCAGCAAATTGAATGGCTATGTTCGCTCAATGGCTGATTCTGCCGTAGATGACCAAATAATATATACTAACTTCACTCATAACGTTGTCCTCACTGGTAATGAGGGCCAAGCAGGAATCATCAAATATTTGCAAGTAAAGGATTTGCGCAAGCTCGTCAATTACTGCCTAGAATTTGCAGACTACGAGCATATTGCTTACTACATCATCGCAACCGGGGCACTGACCGGAGCTAGGTATTCTGAAGTTCTTGGGCTCACGTGGGATCATGTTGATCTTAAAAAGCGCGTTGTACACATTACCAGAACGTGGGATCACAGATATGGGAGCGGCTTTGCTGCTACTAAGAACAAATCAAGTGTACGTGACATCGACATCACGAGAGAACTTGCAGACTTGCTTTTACGTCTCAAGAAAGAACAGCAAGAGGTCTACCTTGCTCAGGGATATCGTGATAGCAAACAACTATTATTTCGCAGCATACGGCATAACATGCTATCAAGCACGGCAATTAATAAGGATCTAAGGACGATTCAGAAGACTCTCGACATTTCCCCCGCGATTACTTTCCATGGGCTTAGACACACTCACGTTTCCTATTTGATTGCCAATCACGTTGACATTAACTATATTTCAAAAAGACTTGGGCATGCCAATACAATGATCACTCAAAAAGTCTACGCTCATCTTCTTGAAGATCAAAGAAAAGAGCAGGTATCCCAGACGCTACAAGCACTTTCTAGACTTTAGCTTGTGCACATTTTGTGCACCGGAGGAAAAAAACAACCGAAAATAAAAGGAAACAAAAATCCCGAAATGCCTTTATACCAGCATTCCGGGAAGCTATAGAAAGCATCTAGAAGCATAAAAACGGAGAGTAAGGGATTCGAACCCTTGATACAGGTAAAACCCGTATACATGGTTTCCAACCATGCTCCTTCAGCCTCTCGGACAACTCTCCATAAAAAACTCCGGTTGTCAGGCTCGAACTGACGACAACCTGATTAACAGTCAGGTGCTCTACCAACTGAGCTAAACCGGAATAA